TTTTTGAAGTTTGATATCATGAAGCTTGATTATTTCCAGCAGCAGAATATAATCAAGCTTCATGATATCAAACTTCAAAAACTGCGTGATGAGATGATCGTTTATACTGGGAATGTAAAGATACAGGGAAAGGAACGTCTTGTCTGTTCGACATTTGGAAGTGAATACATTAATGAATTGGCTGATATTCTTATAAAAGATCATAATGCCGAAGTCGCATTGATTGTAAATACAGGAACCAATCGTGTAAGTTATAGGAGAAATCCGGAATCTGATGTTGACTTATTTGAATTAGCCAAGAAATTAGCAGATGGTGCCGGGCATGAGTATTCCAGTGGAAGTGAAATCACAGAGAAGTTCATGTTGTTCACGAAAAATCTAAACTAGATTTGACATTTAGCAACCCATGTATAAATAATTACATGGATAACGAAATAGAGTCTGATGATAGTTCAATTGTACAGGCGATTAATAATAACAATCCCCTATACCAGATTAAACAAACGGAGTTTGACGAGGCTCTTTTGAAGTTTGGGTCCTTGGTTTCGATTATAAATGATAAACGTATTAACCAAACAATGTTTATGATAGAACTTCTTGATAGCGAACTACACCGTGAATGCTTTAAGATTTTAAGTGGTATTGACGAAACTAATGTGTTGTTTTATAATATAATAGTTAGATTTCCCATATTATGTAAGTCGAAGATAATTAAAACCAAGATAAAACAAGTCAATGATAAAAGACGACATAAGCGCATTATATAACACCTACCTGGCCGTATCTCGGTCTAGTCGAAATAAACCCTTCAAAATCCGTAATGACTTCGATAAGTTCGAGGACACCGAGGAATATTTCCACCTAAATAAGATCGCTATGTTCTTAAGGCAGTTCCCACAAATAAAAGTGCGACAGTTCTTTTCTGCTCCATTTGAATTATACAAAGACACTGAATACTTTGATCTTAAATTCTTTACTACTCAACGTGCTGTACATGCATATACAACATATATGAAGCAGTTGCAGGAAGAATCTCCCGATTCAGAACATCATATTCAATTTATCAAGGACTCTCTGAGATTTATCGGAATGTTTTGTATAAAGAATGGTATACACCTTGCAGATTATATTACACATTCTGGTGGGGTTACTAGTAGTTGGATGAAACATATCAAAGAGCACAACGTCAGCATTTATGCATTATTTGAGTATTCCCAACTATTCGATATTATCCGTAAGACACCAAAAGATGAATTAGAATTATTGCTTGGTAATATTCTGCTTGGATTATCTTCATATAAGAACAAATACGACATGTCCAGAGATGCACGAAGGGTTGTTCAAGAGGGCTTTAAACGTGTAGCCAAAGTTGTCAATGAAACTGTTGACCGCAATGCTACCAGTAATTAATATATTCTAAAGAATGGAGGAAAATATGAAGTGAATTAAATTGTTGTACGGATGCGATGGGAAACATATAATAACAATGACAGACGATAAACTATAAACGATAAATGACAGACGATAAAAAGGAGAAAGATTATGAGTAAGAAGTTTTCAGCTTCCATGTTTGATACACTGAAAGATACAATGTCGGAACAGCGGTCCTCTGGTAATTTCAAGGACATTCTCAAGACGGAGATTGGGAATAACTACCTGGTCCGTCTTATTCCAAACGTAAATGATATTTCCAAGACGATTTATCATTATTTCAACCATGGTTGGAAAAGTTTGGCGACCGGACAGTTCGTAAGTTGTGTATGCCCGACTACTGTTGGCCAGAGATGTCCAATTTGTGAAGAGCGTGTTCGCTTGTATCGTGGTGACGCACAGGATAAGGAAAATGCCAAGATGCTTGGTCGCAAAGAGCAGTGGCTGGCTAATGTTTATGTGGTTGATGATCCTGAAAATAAGGACAATAACGGTCAGGTTAAGATCTTTCGTTATGGTAAGCAGGTTGATAAAATCGTTAATGACGCCATCAACGGTATCGATAAGGACGAATTCGGCTCTAGGATTTTCGATCTGACAGCCGAGGGTTGTAACCTTCGAATCACCGTTGAAAAGAATGATGGTGGGTATCCGACATACGTATCATCGAAGTTCCTGCGTGAAAGTGCAATCAAGGGAATGACCGATGCGAAGATCGATCAGGTTTATGAGGAACTATTTGAGTTGGATAAGGTATTTGAACAGAAGACCCCCGATGAAGTCAAGGAAATGCTTGATACCCACTTCTTTTGCGAAGTGAGTTCAGAGCCTGTGTCCAAGCGTTCAAGTGGTGTAGAGCTTAATACGAATGGCTCTATGAAATCATCTGCCGTAGTTTCCGATGATTTGCCTATCGATGAGGAATCAGAGACCTCAACGGTTGATGGAAATGCAGAGGTTCAGGACAAGCTTGATGATCTGATGAAGGATCTGTAGTAAATATCTGGGTGGTTGTGGGTGATATTCCTGCAACCACCCAGTTCCTAGGAGATTTATGAGTAAACAAGATGATATTGCAGCAGCAGAATTAGCGGGGATGGTTGGTGGGCATCTTCGTGGTGTCGTTAATAGTATGACTCAGAGGTCTTCTACAGATGCTGGTATGCAAATTGATCCCAGACAATTTTTAGGTAGTCATATGCCAGCTAAAGTGGCAACAACCAATAATGCTATTATTGCACGGGATTTAATTATTGATCCCCCTAAATCAACTTCAGCTGGATCAGAGATTGTTGGGGTAGAGAACATAAATGTCGAAGATCTTATGATTCCAATGGATGGTATGGATAGAGAAATGCGTGAGGCTATCCAGAGATATGCAAAACCAGAACCAGTTCGACCACCTGTTATTCAACAGGCTCAAATTACACCACAACAGCCTCAAATAGTCGTTGGTAGTGTAACGCCAATTCAGAGTGCGCCTACAGCATCCGCATCGTTTATTGCGATCCTGGAGCGAATTGAGAGTAAACTTGATATTTTGCTTAAACGTGCCAAGGTGGCTCCTAGATATAAAGAACCAAAAACTGTAAAGAAGGTGAAATGAGAACTGATAAGGAAATCTGGGAACAAACTTTGAAATCCCCAGATATATTACCCGCATTTTCTGTTAAGGTTGGTGGGCCTAATGCCAAACCGTTACCACAGAAAGATTTGTTCAAGGTTAAGGGTGAGAAAAAGATTGAGGAGCGTATTAAAAAATTGGAATCTCAAGTAGAAACTATCATTTCTGAGTTAAAGAAGTTGGGTAGGTTATCTGACAGGAGTATGAGGAATCAGAAACGATCACAGTACAGAGATGAACAATAATTCTATTGATAATTAAGAAAATTAAATACATCATATATTATGAAAATAACAGTAAACAAAGATACCTTGATTAATAAGTTCATTGCGCCAGTATCAAAGGTTGCCGAACGGTGTGTGATTTCTCTATATCCAGATCATATTCAAAGTTTGGTTGCATCACCAGACGGAAATCCAATTCTTTATGCTCATGTCACAACATCCTGCGACATCGGTGATGAAAAGGAAGTATGTCTTAATATCCCCAATTTGAACAAGCTTAGTCGAATACTTAGCTGTCTCCCATCTGAAAATATCGAACTACAAGTCAACTCGAATAGCATTGAGTACTCTAGTCCAAATATGAGATTCAAGTATCATCTTCTCGAAGATGGTGTTATTGAGAAGGCACCTGTAAAACTTGAAAAGATCAAGGAATTACAATTCAATTCAGATTTTATCATTGATAAGGATAAAGTTGCTGAGATTATGAAGGGGACGACATTTGCCACAGACACAAAAAAGATATATTTCTACACTAAAGACGGTAACGTATATGCCGAATTGACTGATAGGGAATTGGCAAATACCGATAGCGTATCATATTTCATAACTGATGAATTCAGTGGCGAGGAATTGAAGATACCTATTCTAATTGATCTGGAAATCTTTAAAATGTTCTACGGGCTTAAACAGGATATCATAGCTAAGATAAATTCTAAAACTAAAGTTATTATGTTTAAGTTTGAAGATGTTGGGTATAAACTACAGTATATTGTTGCACCACTAAAAAAATAAGGAGAAGGTAATGGAAAGGCAGAATAAATTGGCGACTATGGGTTATTTTATGAAGCGTCTGCGTGACAATGGGTACATTGTAGACCGACTGTTTACGGGATATTCGGTAATGGATTCTCGTGCATGGTCGATTATGATTGATCCTGGGTGCGCATCTCTGATTGTGACGTGCTACCAGAATGATCCAGAAATTGGTCGGTCGTATTTTGAGATGTATGATGGCGGAAAATTTATTCCTGGTCGTCTCAAGTTGGAGACTAGTTCTATCGAGACATTTATTGGATATCTAGTGGAGTTTGGTATCAATCATAAAGCAAAGGCATATCCTGCTTGTGTACAGGATACCCCCCGAAGCTAACAATGCGGAATAATTCTATTACCCAATTTGTTGGGTGTAAGGATAAATAATTTCATGAAAGCACCCAATAATAAACCTACAGATAAAACCGAGAAGAGGCTGTCCCAGGATGGACAGCCTCTTTTATCCCCTGATGTAGAGGCGCAAACTCCTCCACTTGGGGTTCCCAAAAATAAATATATTCAGGTTGATTTACAGACGATACTTGATAAAGTAATTAAGGATAAGACTATTCAACAGGAAATGATCAGGGAAGTGACCAAGCAATTGGATACCGAGGAATCTGTAGAAACGCTAAAAGGTATTCTATCCGAATACTTCTCTGCATTCATAATAATGGGCTATGATGTCAATGGCGAACGCATGGTAATCAATTATTCACCAACGGATCGCGATGAGGATTCCATTATTGAGATGGTGCGTCACGTTCTTATTCAGATGCTACAGGAAGATTAAGATTTTTTATATCTTCTACTTGAATCTGGAACCGTCCATGATTTTGTACTCTGCCCATTTTTCGAGGCTTCGATACGTATTGATCCCAGCAAATCCTCGCCAGCAACGCTCCCGCGATAAATTGACCGCCCCGATTCGTTAGTTCCGCTATACGTAGTTGGGAAATCTATATTACCAACGAATACCGTTACCGAATAGCCAACGTAACTTGCTGGAAGTAAAATAACAAACTTTCCATTAGTTGTTGAGGTTGGTTCGTAGAGGAATTCGTCTGGATCACCACCAACAACACCGAGACTACCCGCCCACGCCTCATCAAATCTATAATTTCCTGTGGAATCATATTTAGCAGGTAAAACTTCCCCCTCATCCCATAACCACATTTTTTGATATCTAACATCATATATTTTCACAGGATCTAATTGTTTACCATTCCATGTTCGAGTGTCCCATGATACCTGAACTCGAAGACCCGCTTCTTTCCAAAATTTTGGCCCCATCATGTTATCAGGATCGTTAACATTAAAGAAAAACTGATGTGTTATCATATAACCTAGTAAATTCATTACGTTAAATAATTTTTCCACCGCGCCAGCTGATGAATATAAAGCTAAGGCTGCGGAATCAGCGGCCCACCATACAGGGTCTGGGTATTCTGGAGATACCCCGCCAACAGGAGTTGATGTTGCAATACTTATATTAGAGTTTACACCAGCACCAGTTGTACAAACTGTTTGTGTAGAAGCACCGGAACCAAAAAATGTTGTTGTATTATACCATTGTACTCCACTGCACTTATTATCGCCATCCTCATCACCACAGTTTTTTTCAGTGTATTCATATGATCCAGGGAGACCGTTTTGTAGACATTCATCTATTGGGTATGGTATCGCTAAAAGTGGTTGATCGTTTGGTATATCACCAAAATCATCTTCTAAGGATATTTTACTACCATCTGGTAATAGTAGTTCTCGTTCAACTCTAAACTGCCCAGTTTTAGGATCGATATAACCACAAAACCCTGGTGGCACTTCTAAACGTTCAACAGTTCCTCTTATGAGACTTGCATTATATTGATTTAGAGCACTCTGGTATAATGGACTTTCCGGATCTATGGTTCCATTTTCTCGTATCCTATCATTAGCCTGGGATATATAATCCTTTGGTTGTGTTTGATTGGAACTTCTAATTATAAATGTTGGTTTAGACATGATTAATCACTATCCTATCACAATTGCTTCCCCACCTTGATTTCTCATTTTATCTCGTACTGCTTCCCTGGCCGGAAGGAATGTCACTGCGATATGTTTATACATGTGTGTATGTGGTGGTATTATATGACTATGTACACTAACCCCGGATTCTGGACCATTGGGTAGAGTAACCGACGCCCCGGTTGTTGGCTCGGTTGTATAATATTCAAATGGTGCAGTGACATGAAGCATTCCCATTTCACCATCTACAAACATTCCACCACCAACAATTGCATTGCGTGTAACATGCAACTGGCCATCGATAATAACAGGCTGGTGCTCGATTGGTATGAGTGAAATTTTACGAGCTCGAATATTGAATC